CACCAATATGCGGTCATTATGTATTCACCGACGCGAGGCTCATCCGGCTTGTAAATCAGCACGGATTGATGGTGCAAGAGTGAGTGAACACCTCCGGGCTTGCGCCATCGGAGAATTGAATGAGCAATTGCTTCGTGACCGCCAAGGCAGCCTCCATAAAAATGGCCGCTCATGGCAGCCTATGTAGTGGGAAGCCGCTTACGACGGCTGCGTTTCGATGCTGATCGACATGCGCGCGCGGTAAAGCGGCGGGTCGTTGCTGTAAGTGATGGACTCGACGCGGATGCGGTCGACTGTGTGGCCGGCGATCGTCAGACTCTGCTCATGCAGGGCATTGCGGATCGCCGCGGCAATAGATTTCGTGGTGATGTAAGTCGTGGTGTCCGCCCACACATCAACCTGCATGGTCGACTCGGTGCGGTCCCAACAATCCTCGTCAATCGGATTCTCAAATCCCGGCCAGACCTGCACGTAAGGGTAGGCCTGCGATCCTTCAGAGATTGCGCTGTAGACACGCTGGCCGGCTGCCGTGTTGAGTCCGCGGATGGTCGACACCAACGAGGCTTGTAGCGGGAGGTTGGGGCTACCCATCGGACGCCGCCTCTTTCAAAGATCGCTTCCAACCTTGCCGGACGCGGCTCAATGCGCGCCGCTTTCGGGCTTTGTAGCCGGGCCAGAAAAACGGATTCGGCGGCATGTCTTTTGTGCCTAGTTCCTGCCCGATAGCATAGTCGTACTGCGGGGCGTTGCCTTTCTCGCTGTTGCGCACCGACTTCGTCGTTGTCGGGCCGCCGGCCTTAATCTCAACGCCGACAGTGCCGTCCGTAAGCGGCTCGGTCCTGATGGATGCACGCAGCGTTCCATCCTCGAATGGCGCAAGCGACCGCTGGAGCATGTTGATCTCTCGCCCGGCCAGCATGAGGTCAGCCTGCGCGCGCTGCTTCACCTTGTCAGGTATGCGCGCCAGTTTGCGCTTGAGGCGCTCCATGTTCAGAATTTTCATGGGATGCCCGCCTGTATCAGAAACTCCAGATACCCCCGCGAATCCCGCGCCTCGCGCGGATCCTCACGAATATTGAACACCTCACCCGTGCGCGCATTCACGGCTTTGTCGGTGGGCTTGATGTCGCGTGCCGCAGCGCTGGTGCGAATGCGTAGGATCGCCGGTTGCTGGGCTTGGAGGCGGGCCGCAATGACAGCCTCGCCACCGCGACTGAACGTGATGGACGCAGCGCAAGTCAGGTAGTCGGCCCATGTTTCTGTCTGGCCACCCCATTCGTCGTCAACAAGCGTTGCGCGGCGGATGGTGAATTTTTCGTGGAGGTCGCCGCTACCCACCGGGGGCCTCGATCAGAAAGGCAGGTTCACCAACGCGCTCGACCTTTGCCCAACCATCCTCAGCGCTTTCGCGCGTTTCAACATGGGCGCATGTCGGCTCCTCATCCCGGCTGGGCTTCCGCATCCGAACGGCTTTACCAGCGGCTACCGCAAGCGTGGCGCATGCCGATGGCACATTATATGTGCCCGGCTTGTAGACCATGGTCACCCCATATTTAGGCGACCATTCCCACGGTTCGGTCACTCGTATCCAAGCCATTCCTCAAGCCCCGTCTTCTCATATGCCGTTAGCGCACTAACCGGCGAACAGTTCACAACGCGGATACCCCGGGCGGACAATGCCGAAGCTGCGGCATCAAGATTTGCCACCCAAGCTGCGGCAGTCCAGCGCGTAGGATTGCCGGTGCGCTTGTGCTTGCCGTGCCAATGCACACCATTGTCGACTCGGGCATCGAAGCCAACCAAGGCAATGTCCGTCGCGCCGAACTGAGCAACGAGATTGAGCGCCTGAAATCCAGAGCAGCCACCCGCCCCAATCAGACCGGGTGTATCGAGCTGCATTTCATCGCGACGCGGGCGCCCCCTGTCGCGGATAGCCACCCGCAGAACACCATCAACGTCACTTCGGCTCACACGAAGTCCAGCGAAGCCGGCATGGTCGTTTTCGCGCCACCATGCTTCATCGCTGGCGTAAAGCACGTCCGCGAACGGCGCGAGCCGCCAACTGTTGTTGATGGCGACGCATCGGGCTCGGCCATGCACTAAGTCAATAGGCTGCTCTACCGCGCTCGGGCCGCTGGCGACGATGACGGCGCGCTGACCGTGCCAGTCAGGATACCATGTCGGGGTCATGGGTGCGCCACACGCGATACGGTGCCAGTAGCGCGCGCACGGCGCGCGGCAGCATCGCGCCTTCTTGTTTCTGGTCCGGCTCGCGAACCTCGTAAAGGTCCCCCGTCACGAGCAACACCGCAGCCGTAATGGCCGGCGTCACTTCTATGGCGTCGCCTTCTACCGCGCCACCAGTCGGTACTATTTCCCGGTCAAGATACTCGACGACGATGTTCTCCGCTGCAGCCTGATAGGCCGCGATGGTGTCATCATCGTCGTCATGAAAGACCCTGAGGTGCTTTTTGACGAGGGCGAAATCGACCAACGCCATTACGGCTCATCACCCTGTTCGACATCACCAGCAGGCTCAACCTCCGCGGTGGCGTCGCTCATCGCGACCACAGAGCCTCCAGCGTTCGTCGCCGTCACGCGAACGGAAAGCACCTTGCCCTCGTCGCCCCCATCCGCCTCGTATGAAGCAGAAGTAGCGCCAGGTATCGCAGCGCCGTCAGCAAGCCACTGGTACGCGAACGTCGGACTTCCCTGCCATATTCCCGGCGTTGCCGTCAGAGTTTCCCCGACCTTCGCCACACCGCTCACTGTCGGCGCGTCCACGAGATGCGGACGAGCAACAGGCCATTCGTCCGGGTCGACAACGTCCGCGCCGATGTAGCTAGCCATCCGCCGCTTGTTTGTTTTTGGATTTGCCATGCTTGGCCCTCTTGCGCGGCGCAACTGGCGCCTCAACGTTGATGAGTTCCGCAGCAACCTCGACATATCCAAGCGCCAGCAACGGCTTCGCCTGCCAGTTTGGCATCTCGACAATGTCGCCCTTCGCCAGCCGGCCGTACTCGCCGACCAGCGTTTTCAACGCCCTGATTTTCATGATTGCCTCATGTGAACGGGGCGGCCGAAGCCGCCCCTTCCATGAATTACGAGCCGCTGGCCTCGACGTCGCCCGCGACGAACGCCTCGGGGCGGTAAACCGCCAGCGCAAGACGCTCCTCGATACGGATCGTGAACATGTTCTTCTCGAAGTCGTCGACGTTCTCGCTCGACAGAAGAACTTCCACGTCCATGCGGTCGAAAATCTGCGCAGCAAGGTTGAACGCGCCGGTCAGAAACTCACCAGCCGCCATTGCCTGGGTCTGGACGACCGGGAGGCCCCACAGGGTCGGACCGATCGGCGACTGGGCGTTGCCGACGATGTAGTTGCCGCCGAGGTCCTTGGTCAGTTCGATCTTGGCCCAATCGGTCGGGTGCAGCACAAAGCCGCTCGCCGGGTATTCGGCCAGAATGACCTGCAGAATCGCCAGGCGCAGACGATCGATGCCGGTCTCGTTGGCGACGCTGAAGGCCGGCGCAAATGCGGTGGCCTGGTTCAGGATGCCGTCAAGGTTCTGGCCCGCGCCGTCGCCGTTGAGGATCTGGCCCTCTTCAACGAATTTCAGCCCGTAAGTGCCGCGCGCGTTGATGTAGCTCGCAAGGCCGGGAGCGTCGTCGAGAATCTGTCGCGACGCCTTGAAGATATGCGCAATGGTACGCACCGGCGTGGTGAACAGATTGAATTGCAGGTCCGACTTCGGCTTTTGAGCGCCTTCCGCAACCGGGGCGGCGGCATTGGTGAAGCCGGTTTCCTTGACGAATTCGACGCTCGACGCCGAAGTGCGGCCCGGCGCGAGCAGGTCGCGGATGGTGAACTGGCGGTTCGGTGGGGCAACGATACCCGGAACGCGGGCACCCGGGACCAGAGACGTACCAGCCGAGCGACCAGCGCCAACAGTGGTGTTGCCCGAAGTGATGTCTGCGCGCTCCATGCCCACGCGGATCGAACCGCGCCAGCCACCGGAAACGTCGGTTGCCTTGAACTTCTCGGAACCGACAACAATGTCACCGATGTCGCGCGGACCCGCCGCAACGTCTTCGCGCTCACGCGCAGCGCGCTTCTCAAGCTCGCCAAGGCGCGTGGTGGCCTCGCCAAGCTCGTTGAGCGCCTTGTCGACCTTGCCAGTCAGTTCGGTGGAAACCTCGCCGGAAGCAGCAAGCTTCGCGGTGAAATCGGAGGCGAGGTTGCCAACGGTTTCCTTGATGGTGGCGAGGGACTCGCCCAGCTCGCCAATGCGCTCGACAAGCGTATTCGGATCGGCCATGAGCCAATCTCCTTTCGAAAAATGTTTGGATGGGCCGCCCGCAGGCGGCAAGGAACCGCGTCAGACGCGGAAGGATTTTGCTTCGGTCAGAAGCCTTTCGACCGCTGCCAAAGCGGCAGCCTCCGCATCGACATCAGGTTCCCCCTGATCCTTCTTGAGGTAGAGCCGAGCGGCCCGCTCTGCCTCTGCTCCGCTCAAGCCCATCAGTCCCCTGATGCCATGCTCAAACTCGCGTTTCGTAATCTGTTCGCCCGCCGTCATCTTTGCGGCCAGCGTTTCTGCGGCCTCGCGCCTAGCCTGATTGGAGGCCTTGATGCGCCGAACGGCAGCTGGTTGCGTCTCTGCACCGAAACGCTCAAGGGTTTGCTCCAGCGTCGCGATGCGATCCACCATGCCGCGGTCCATCAGGGCTTCCGCAAAGAAGGTCCGTCCCTGCCCGTAGCCGTCCTCGACCTTGCCGACTGTCGTGCCGCGACCTTCAGCAACGGCCGCAACGAAGCGGCTATAAGACCGATTCACGCCATCCTGAATGTGCGCGAGCGTGTCCTTGCCGATTGGCTCGGTTTCATTGCCCTCGACCTTGTGTTTGCCGGCGCTGATGTAGGTGCGCTTGATGCCGCGCTTTTCCAACGCAACCGAAATGTCGTCGTGCGCTGTATAGACGCCGATGGAACCGGCTCGCCCGGAAGGCGTTACGACTATCTCGTCCGCAGACGCCGCAATCCAGTAGGCTGCGCTTGCAGCCAGCGAATTGACATGCGCAATGATCGGCTTCTCGCCGCCACGCAGGCTACGAATTTCGTTGGAAAGTTCCTCCGTGCCGGGCACCGAGCCGCCGGGGCTGTCGATATCCAGAACGACGGCCTTCACGTCGTCATCAGACAGCGCAGCGTGCAGGGCCTTCTTGATGCCGGCATAGGACGTGCCGCCGCTCATGGCGGAGAAAGCGTCCATCTTGTTCGCCAGAACGCCATAGACCGGAACAACAGCCACCGCACCGTCGATACTGGCGACTTCGCGGGCGCGAGCGTCGGAAATGGCCGTAGCGACTTCCGAGTCCACCAACTTCTCGCCCTGAGCGCGCGCTACGATAACATCAGCCAGCAAGCCAAGCTTTTCGCGCTGAATAGCCCAAGGCTCCGCCTCAAAGGCGGCCATCAGGTTTTCAAATTTCATGATTTTCCTTAAGCGGCGCGTTTGTCGGGATCGGCCGTCGGCGTATCCAGGAGTGGGCCACCGTTATGGCCCAGCGTTTCAAGCGGGGCCATCGCGCCCTGCACTATCAGGCGAGCGCCGCCGGGTTCTGGAGCCTTGTTTTCGTAGGCACGCGCCTCGTCCGGCGTGTAGATGCCGTTCGTAACCATCTTGGACAGGAACTCCGCCCGCGCGGCGCTGTCACCCCGCAGGAGCCCTTCCATATTGAATTTGACGACGGTCGTTTTGCGCGTTTTCGTATCCAGCAAGTCGCGATAGATCGCGCTTTCGATAGAGCGCAGCAGCGGCGTCAGGCAGGTTTTCGTGAATTGCAGGATCAGTTGCTCAATCCCACTCCCCCACGTTGTCGTGCCATTGGCCGCATGACCAATCATCACTGGGGGGATGCCAAAAATTCGGCAAATCTGCTCAACCGAATACTGCCGCGCCTCCAGAAGCTGCGCGTCTTTCGGGTTGATGTTCAACGAGTGCGGCGTGAGCCCGGCCTCCAGGACCGCAATGCCGCCTGCCTTATCTGCGCCAGCGAACGCACCGAGTGAATCCGCGATCTGTTTGCGCTGCTCAGGCTTCAGCGTCTGGTCGGACATGAGGAAGGTCGTTGAAATAAGACCGCTCTTGTAGAGCCGCCCCGCCGACTTCTCTCCCGCCATCGCGTTGCCGATGACATTCCGCTGCGCGGCGATTGGCGACAGACCACGATCCTGCCCCGGCATAACCATGCCGCGGACATGCAGCATGTTGTCTTCAGCAATCTTGCGGACACCGCCCTTCTTGCCGTTCTCGTACTGCTCAGTCACCTCGTAAACGCGACGGCCGCGCGAGTCGCGCTTCACCTCAACGGAAAGCGGGTTCAACGGATTAAGCGCAACCAGCCGCTCACCTACCCGCCTCTTCTCCGCGAAAAAGTTCCCGTCCAGACAAAGACAAAGCGCCGCCATGCCCCAGAAATCGGACGCGCTGTCGTCCAGATTCGGCATGTCGTGTAGCAATTCATACAGCGGGTTTCCTATGTCCATGATCACGCCGTCGCCCTTGTAGACATTGCAAGGCAGCGTCTTCACGGCGTTGGAAATCAGGTTCACGCACGCCCAGACAGCATCGAGCTGTAGCGCATGGTCATATGTGACGGTCTCCCCGCTGGGCGTCGACATCCCGAAGAACGCGCGCCACGGGCCGGAAAGCAGACCGAACGGCTTCCCCAGCCAGGTCAAAAGGCCCATGGCCGCTCCTTGTTCACGTCACCATGTGACGGTGACGATGTTGTTCACGAAATCGTCGATATCTTGCTTCTGCGTGGGCTTGTCCGCCGCAGCCCCAACCGCCATTGCCAAAGCCACGGCAGCGTCGATACGCACGCTGGCGCGCGTCATTACAAACCAGCGATTGCCGTGAGGGTCGGGCGGGTGGTTGAACGTCGAGCCCATCAGGGCGGTC